ACCTAGTGATCTTGCGCAGAATGATTTTCTACGTTTAGCAGCTTTTGATCCTGGCTTCACTTTACCAGTCACGGCTGTTTTTAATTTAGAACCAGGGTTAAGTCTTCTATATGCTTTTACCCCAGCTGCTGTCATCCCCGCACCTTTTTTCGTGGCACGAAAATTTTTTTTATTTCTTGGTGGCATAGTGCCTTTTGAATATTTTACTCTACCGCCTGTTGAATTTAAAACTCTCTCATCTTTGAATGGTAAAGACATTCCTTTTGTATAGTCCTCAATAGACATTATGCCTTTCTTACCTATAATTTTTACTCTTTTACCAGGTCGATAAGTGCTTTTTTTAACATAAGTAGGTTTAGTATATTTACTAGCCATTATCTCATACCCATACGTCTAGCCATAAATCCACCCATCATAGCTGATTTTCTTTTTGCAAATGTTTTTACATTTGTTGGTTTACCACCAACACCTTGTGCTACAGCTCTTTTTCTTTTTACAGCAGAACGTCTTTGACCTTCTGTCATAGATCTTGCTTTTGCAAGAGGGACACATTTTGGATATTTACGTTTTGCGTCTTTCTTTTGTTTTGATCTTCCGCACTTTGAGAAAGATCCATCTTTCTTTTTACTTCCTATATCTACCCACTTCTGGGCAAACCATTTATCTAAACCATTCTTGGCCATTACGAATTCTTTCCGACAGCCTGTCTATTCATTCCTTTTTTACAGATTCCGCCACCTTTTAAACCCTGTCTTTTTAATCTTGCAGTAGCTTCCATTAATCCACCACCTGCTCTATTTGTTCTAGGATCTTTAGGACTCCTCGTTTGTTCTTGAATGATTTGATCAATAGTTTTAAATTTTTTTCTCTTATTTGCAGGAACAGGACCCATTTGAAACCCTTGACCTTTTGATATATTTCTATCAGGTTGTCTTCTAAAATCTTTTTCAGCTTTTTTTACAGCTGCTATTCTTTCAGATCTATTTTTAGCAGTTTGTAAATCACTTTTAAGTTGTCCAATTCTTCCTGAATCAGCTCCGCCACCTTTAAATCCAGCTCTTCCACCACTAGCTTTGCTGCCTCTAAAATCTTTTCTCTTTACACCAGATGGATCTTTAATTTTACCTGCACATATTTTAGATGCGTAGGCATTAGCATATGCGCTTGGGTATACCTTAAATTTTCTTTTTGCTGCGGCTTTACCTCTTGGACATAGTTTAGTCATTATGATCTCGCTGTTTGTTTTGCTCGTTTAAAGTCAGACGCTTTTGGTGCACCCTTTGCACCTTTTTTACGCATCTTACCACCACGTTTTCTTTTGGCATGTATATTTGCATATAAACCTTTTCCAGCCATTAAATTACCTTTTTCTTTTTCTTTTTATTAGCTGCTGCTATAAATTTTGCTTTTGGATCTGCTTTTGTTACATCAGGATTTTTATCTAATCCATAGATAACACTTTGCATTCCTAAACTTTTTTTAGAGCCAAAAGCTTTTTTAATTTTTTCTACGTTTGTTTTTTTCTTAGATCCTTTTTTTAAACCAACTCTGCCACCTTTAGCAAGTTCGTCTGGAGTTAAAATATTTTTAACTTTACTTTTTAAAGTCGTTAATGGATTTTTAGTTTTAATTTCTGTTTTAGTTGCTGGTGAAGTCCCTTGTAAAATTTTATCTCTAGATTTAACAAAATCATCTTGTTCTTTTCTTTTTCTAGTTAATTTTGTGCCAGGTTTAATAGCGGTAATAGTTGGAGAAGTTTTATTACCTTTTAATTTTTTAGTTACGGTTTTAACAGCTTGTTTAATACCTTTAAAAACTTTAGGTCCTTTTTCAACAGCAAGTTTACCTAGGTTAAAATAGTTTGACATTATTTTTTTCCTCCGTTTCTAAAAATTTGTGTGCCTTTTATACCATATATGCTCGCAACTACAAGGATCCACAGGTTTGTAAACCATGAAGGGAGAGACGAGAAATATTCGAAGAACAATTTTACCTTGTCCATAGCAGTTGGATCGTCACTCACAACCGCCCACGCAAGCACCACTATGGGCGCGCTGAGTATCAATAAAACCGCCTCATCCTTCCAGTCGGACTGTCGGGCCTCTAGAAGTTTACCTTGGTAAGCTTCCTGACCTTCAGCCATTTTCTGAGCATGCATCAATTGTGCCTCAGACATGGCCATTTTCGTTCTCTGCTTGTTAGCGTAAATTTTACTTCCAGCAGAAACGGCTAATTTGATTGCCGATAACCACATATTAGTACGCTTTAGAACTTCTTTTTTTCTCTGCTAACATTCTTTTCTGTCCGCCAACTGGCATTTCAGGTTTTCCTGTAGCAATTAAGTTAAAAGCTCCATCTGCAGTAGTTTTAGATCTAGGATCTACTTCAACACTCTGCTCTGCAACTTTAACATCTTTAATTTTGTCTAGTTTTTGCATTTATGCTCCTTTTTTCACTCCCTTTATAACACCTTTGTTCTTAGATGCATAGAATATCTTTTCACCCTTCTTTTTTCCGTATTGTTTCTTCATGGATTTCATAATTTTTTTACCTTTTTTGTTCAATGCCATTAATCATCCTCCGTAACTATTGCCGCTTGTTGCACTCCGGTCTTTGCAAGGCTAACTCCAGCTCGTAATTTTGCTAAATCTTCGTTTTGTTCCATTTTATCTTCTGCAATTTCGCCTTGTTGCATTAATCTTGCTCTTGCAAGGTCAATTTGTGCCTCATCATTGTCTTTTTTACGCTCATTTTCCATCGCACGCAAGTCAACTTCACGTGATTTTAGTTTTAGAAGAGGATCACCATCAAATTGTGATGTAATTTGCTTCTCTTCCTTCATAAATTCCTCTGTCATCTCTGCAATTAACACAGATTTTCTTGCTTCAATCTCATTTGTTAGCGCTTGAAGCTGTTGTTGGACTTGTGGATTCATTGCAGCTTGCTGTTGCATCATTGTCATTTGTTGCATTTGTTCTCTAAACTCTAATTGCACCTGTTCTTGTGCCATTAAACTAATATGTTCTAAAATATTTTTCTGTATCGCTGCCATAACTGCAGGATTATTTCTTACAATGTTAGTTGACATAAAATTTAAGTGAGCTGTAATGTGTGCTCTATGGTCTTGACCAGGGAAAGCTTGAAAAGGTTTGCCTGCAAGTGCATTAATATGTTCTAAACTCGGATCCATCGGCATGTTTGGTGCCGGTGCAGGTAAAACTGCATCAACATTTTTAACACCAATTGCTTCATACATGTTTCTATATATTTGATACATGTTGTGTAGCTGTGGATTGGATGTTGCTATTTGTAATTGTGTTTGTGCAAGTGTTATTCTTTGAGACATAGAAAATATGTTTGGATCTGCAACTGGCACTACATCTATCCTATCATCAAAGTCAGCTTGTTTTACATTTCTTGCACCACCGACAACATCGTAGGGATACTCTGGTGGTAAATATTGTGATACAACTTTTGCTAATAATTTAAATTCGTTTTTCATAGCTGCATAACATCTTTTGTGTATTGCGCTCATGACTCTTGAACCACGTTCTAGTAGTGCAATTGTAGTTCCAACAGCTGCTGCTTGATTTGCATCACCTACTTGCATGTCAGCTATCGCAGCAAATCTTTGTCCGGCTTGGACAACAATTCCTAAAAGATTTAATAATGTTTGAGAAGGTTCCTTATATGGTAGAGGAAAAAACGCATCACGTAAACTACCGCCCGGTGCATCAACATCTTTAAATTCACCTGGTTGTATTGGTGCTGCTTCATCTCTAACTCTTACACCTCTTTGTTTAAATCCTGCTGGTAAGTTTGATAAAGTACCTGCGTCTAGTAATTGACGGAGAGCCGCCGTTGCGGTACGGCTCAATCCGCCAATCATGTGAATGAGTCCAAAGCCATAAAACCCTAGTCCTGGCAGAAATTTGAAGTGGACAAAATATTGGATCTTATTTTTCTTTAGATCATTGGGCGCATAGTTTCTCCGTATAGAGAGAACTAATCGGCTACCTTCTTCAACAGTTACGATGTAAGGTAATTTTATTCCAGTCGGTTGCCCATCTGCACCGACCTCTTCAAAACCCTCTAAGTCTAAATTAACATGACACTCTAATAAAGTATAAACAGGTTCGTTCTTACCAGTTTTTTTACTACCTTCAAGGTCACGTTCTTTCTTCTCTAATTCATTTTTTTCGACACTGCCTGGTGGTCCTAACTCTACGTCTCTATAAAAACCACTGACTTGTTGTTTTCTTAATTCGTTTTCAGATATTTTAATTGTATGAATAATCGCTTCCGCATCGTCTAATGAGGTAGCCGTGTACGGAACGATTAATTCATCTGCTGGCACAAACTTAGATACAGCTCGTCCCAGGTTTACATCATAGTAAACTTTTTTAAATGTTGATCCAGCTAGTGGTAGATGAAACAACATGGAATCAAACTCAGCTTCATATTCTTTCATCTGATCCATAACTAAATAATTCATAAAATCTTTTACACGTTGTGCTTGCTGTTCTGTTGCAGGATTTTTTACACCAATGATTTGTGTTCTAACCGGTCCATCACTTGGTAATAATTCTTTATA